CAAGCGCTTCTGTACTGCCTGTTTCATCACCTTGAATAGGTTGCGCTTCACATAGTCGGTGTCGTTATCGATAGATGGGTGGTCCCAATAGGATGGACTCCAACATATGAAATCGTCGTTGTGTGAATCATAAATGTGACCCGGAGGGAATATCTCAATTTTGTTCCTAAATTGAAGAAGACCCTTGGCCTCTGAAGAGAAAGCGATACCATCCTTGTGCCTACAGAAGAAGAGNGGTCGNACCCCCACCCTATCACGGGCCGCCCATGTCTTCTTTCCATCTGTGATAACAAANGCAAAATCTCCACTAAACATCTTGCAGGCCTTAACAATGCCAAAACGTGCGATGGTCGGGAGGATCACCTTACAGTCCGANTCNCCCTTTGTTCCTCCAAGGTCGATATAGTTGTAAATCTCTGCATTGGCTATCAGGTATTTTCCATTCTGTTGGAAGGGCTGCATACCAGCCTCATCTAGGCCATTGATTGCCAAACGATGAAAAACAAGCGTGGTTTGATTTACTTTCAAAATTGAAGAGGCATCCGGGCCACGGTGTTCAAGGACTCCGGCCGCTGGAGGGTCTCCACCAGTCGTGGCGAATATACCACACATTTATAAAATAGTCAGCACTATCTTTAAACTTAGAGAAACGCGCCGAGAATTACATAGATGCTCAACCCAAGGAATATCTCGCAGCGCAAGTATCTCGATCTTTTGTATTCATCCATGCCAATTGTAGTGGGCACCGGTCCTGCCGGGACGGGTAAGACGCTCTTGGCGTGCCACGCCGGGTCAAAGGCTCTCGCAAACAGGCAGGTGGAGCGCCTCATCTTGACTCGCCCGGCAGTGAGCGTCGATGAGCAGCACGGATTCCTTCCGGGAACTCTCGAAAAGAAGATGGAGCCGTGGACTCGCCCGATGTTCGACTGTCTCCACCGGTATATGTCTCCCAAGCAAGTCAAGATTCTCATTNCTGATGGNAAAATTGAGATTAGTCCACTGGCCTACATGCGAGGCCGGACGTTTGATAATGCCTGGATTATTGGGGATGAGATGCAAAACTCGACACCTTCCCAGATGAAGATGCTACTGACTCGGATTGGAGAGGGTTCGAAGNTNATNGTGGCTGGTGATATNCAGCAGCACGACCGGGGGTTTGAGGAGAATGGCCTTTTGGACCTTGTGAACCGGGTAGACCCTAAATCACTCTCTATTCGTCACATTAACTTTACAGATGACGATGTGGTTCGGTCTGAGGTTATCAAGGAGGTCCTGTCCATCTACCGCGGCCTGTGAGGACGCGAAAAATTCGTGAAAGGGCCTCCNGCCCGCCGGACACGAAAATTCGTGTCCTGTCCCGCCCATAGCAGCGAAAAATGAGGGTCAAGCCACCATCAAAATGGCTTCCACTGTGCTCTCTATCCTTAACCGTCTCGAGGCTGCTTCCGGCCGTCTCGAGAAGGAGGCTATCCTCAAGTCCAACTGCTCAAATGAGCTGCTCAAGCGAGCTTTCGAGCTGGCTCTCGACCCAACCATCAACTTTTATATCAAGCAGGTTCCCAATGCGTGCCCGCCGCTCACCATTGGCCAGCTCACCCTCGAAGATGCGTTCGAGAAGCTTTCGGAGCTTTCGACTCGCAGAGTGACGGGTGATAGGGCCAAGAACCTGCTGGCTCGCACGCTCGGGGCACTGCATGCGGACGACCAGGAGGTCCTCAAGCGCGTCATCGGCCGGAGCCTCAAGTGCGGTGTGAGCGAGTCGACGGTCCAGAAGATCTGGCCGTACCTTCGTCTGAGCTACCCTTGCATGCTGGTCAGCCCAATGGATGGAAAGACCAAGCTCAAGTTTCCTATGATGGCTCAGACCAAGATGGATGGCATGCGTTTCAATGCCATCGTCGAAAAGGGCTCGGTCATTTACCGGTCACGAAACGGCAAGGAGCTCGACCTGCAGGGTGTTCTCGATACGGACTTTCTCTCGCACGCAGGAGACCTGGATGTGGTGTTCGATGGGGAGCTCCTCATTTGGGGAAAGGACGGCAAGCCGCTCGACCGCAAGACCGGCAATGGCCTCTTGACCAAGTTCCAAAAAGGAACCGGGACGGCTGAGATTGCCGGGCGCATCCGGGCGGTCATCTGGGACCGCATCCCTCTCGCAGACTTTCGCGCGGGCATCTGCGTCGTCCCATGCCAGACTCGGTGGTCGATGATGGTCGCTGCGCCTCTGACCGACCGCGTCAGAATAGCAAAGACCACGATGGTCAACACGCTCGCGACTGCTCAGGAGCTCTATCAGGAGAACCTAGCGGCTGGCGAGGAGGGCATCATTCTGAAGGACCCCGCGGGTCACTGGGAGGACAAGCGGGTCAAGCACCAGGTCAAGATGAAGGCGGAGCTTGAGGCGGACCTCAAGGTGACTGGCTTCACACCAGGTACAGGCAAGTACGCGGGTAAGATAGGGTCCCTGATGGTTGAGTCGGGAGATGGCAAAGTCAAGACCTCTGTGGGCACTGGTCTGAGCGATGAGGAGCGCTCCCAAAGCCCTTCTCAATTCATGGGCAAAATTGTGGCCATCAAGTACAACGCGCTCATCTCCGACAAGAAGACTGGAGCCAAGAGCATGTTCCTGCCAGTGTTCATCGAGGTCCGGGAAGATAAGGATGTAGCTGATATTATAGTGTAATGGCACCAAGGTATTGGTATTGTAAAGGGAAGATCCCTCTTCATGTTTTCAGGGTTTTCTTCCCTCACATTCGTCTTTCAAAAAGTTGTCCCAATTTTGAAACAAAATTAGAATAATAAATTCTTGCGTAAATGTAATGAACAAAAAGATCATTTTAGCATTTTTGGTCCTTGTCCTTTTCATACTCTATAGGCGAACTACCAAGAGTGGTTACCGGGCAGGTGGCTGCCCAGATGATGGGTCCATATGGACTATGTATGGGTGTCAGTCCTTACCCACCATCCTAGACGGTCAGGATATGTCTTTTATTTAGTCTTGAGTATTAGTAGGATGAAGGAATTGATCACGTTCGCGTTGGTCATGACCATTTTCATATATGTATTTTATCAGGTCCTAAATAAGAAAGTTTTGTTCGACTATCCGCCAAGAGAGGATCCTTTGCCAGATGTCCACTATGGGGGTCTCCCCAAAATCATATGGACCTACTGGCATTCTAATTTAGTTCCAGAATTGGTGGCTCATTGTTTTGACCGGATGAAAAAGTACAATCCAGAATGGTCCATGGTCATTCTCAATCCCAAAAACGTTTCCAAGTATATTGATGATGACATCTATGGGTTGAGATGGGCAAAGACTCCCCAGAAGATTACAGACTTTATCAGAATATCCCTACTTGAAAAGTACGGAGGCGTGTGGCTCGACGCAACACTACTCGTGAATACACCCTTGGACTGGCTCTATAACTTTACAGGCTATGAATTCATAGGGTACTATTTTGACTCATCCTCTACTAAAAAGAACTGGCCCATAGTTGAGAACTGGTTTTTGGCGTGTACGACGGGGTGTCGGTTTGTTGCTCTTTGGAAAGAGGAGTTTTGGCGTATCAATGACTTTGACACTCTTGAAGATTACATACAAAACTTGAAAGACCAGGGGGTCGATCTTCAAAAAGTGAGTTGGGAATATCTCGTGATGCATATGGCGGCCCAACAAGTTCTGCAAAAGCGTATGACTTTTGGAGAAATTAGGGAAGAGTTGTATCTTATGAGGGCCGAGGATGGTCCATTCAAATATCAAGCTAAAAATGAATGGGACACTCATAAGACACTTCTGGCTCTTCAAGAAAGTCGTGAGCCATTGGTAAAGTTTATAGGCAGCTCCAGGGATGATATTAATAACTCAAAAGAACTCATGGACTTGGTGAAGACTATTCCTTCAGCGTAATTTTATATATTGTATTAGTAAATGTCAAAGAATTTCAAGAAGGAGCTTAATAATCTGAAAGCAAAGATTTCAAAAGAAAAAGAGAATTACGCCAATAGGTTGGCCGAGGAGAACAAGCCTTGGAGGTATGCACCATACGCACCCAAAAAAGTAAATGCGAATAGACTCTCTCAACTCGAGAAGAACTTGAATGCTGCGATAAACAAGGAAGGTGGTCTTGTGAAAAACCTGAGAAATGCAGAGATAAACCTAAAAAATATTGAGAAGAATCATAAATACAAGTTAAGCGGCCTTCTGTTCTCAAATGGTAAGAACACGCCCGAATATAAAAGAAAGGAGAAAGCTCTTAAGAATGGCCTAAACAAGGCCAAGGCTCGCGTCAACTTCTTGAAGCGCAAGGCGAACAACAATGTGAATAGGCTTCGTCATGTCATTCGGAAGCATCTCGTCAAACCCGGAGGTCTTTTGAGCCGGATACGCCACGAGCCCAACTATGGTATCAACTATGCCAAGGTAAGAGCGACGAGCTCCTTGGCCAAGCCACTGACTCCCGAGAATATCGCTAAGATGCTCAGGAATGCGCGACGCCAGGGTCGGCTACAGGGTGTGAATATTGGTGAGCGCCGAGGTTTGAAACGGGCCATGAACTAGCGCAAGTCCTGATCTGGGTCGAATTTCGTATTTGGTGCTTTCCGCTTAGAAACAAGGACGAATTTATACATACGGGCAATGGCCCATTGCTGCGGGGTTGCTCCGACGCGGCTTCCACCCGTCTTCCATGCTTTGAGCCCTCTATTGTAGACCGTGTTGAGCGTCGAACGGCTAATCCCCGTTCGCCGACTGATGGCGTTTTTATTAAACTTGAGACCCGGATAGGTCTTGTGAAAGAGCTGGGTCCACCGCGACTTTTTGGGCTTTGCAAACGTGTTCGACTTGGAAAGACCTAGCTTGGAGTAAGGAAGCTTCCTTCGCCTGAGAAGCTCCTTTTCGCGCGTGCGTCGCATGGCGGGTGAGAGACCTGTGAAGTAACGCTCGGGCCAACGCCTGGTGACGACGGTGTGCCTCGGGCCTCTCATATAATATATGTCAATAATTAATCTGAAGAATCCTTCATAGTTCGTGGGTCAACCACAGAATTCTCTAGACAAACTCGGGGTGGTGGCTTTACATACATTCTAGCCACTCGACGCCTCCCATCTTCCCAAAGACCCTGTCG